TGACCAACAACAGGCACTCACGCTAGATTTTTTTAAACAACGAATCGAAAACCTTGAGCGTCACGTTGAGGCTTTAAAGGATAAGACTTCTGAAATGAAGGCAAGCAATGGAGTACACTAATGCAAATAACTATGATGGTTCTTGTGTTATACTTGAATGGTTCTGTCATTGAATTTATGGGGCATCACGAAACTGAAAATGGGTGGGAACGTATTGGAATAGCAGGATGTTTACAGATGAAACGTACACTAAAAAGAAATGGCTGGAAGGATAACCTTGATGGTAGCACTAGATACGCTTGCGAAAGACGTAAAGTAGAACTTAAAACTAATTGGGAAGGTAACGAAGTAGTAGCGAGGATTATTGATGGCGGCTAAAAGACAAAAAGCAATACCCAAAACAACTAAAGGTAAGGGTGCTAACTACAGACCTACTAAGTCTGGTGCTGGCATGACTGCAAAAGGTGTTGCCGCTCATCGCAGGGCAAACCCCGGTTCTAAACTACAAACTGCTGTAACAGGTAACCCAAAGAAAGGTTCTAAGGATGCCAAAAGAAGAAAGTCTTATTGCGCTAGGTCACTAGGTCAGTTAAAAAGATCAAGTGCAAAGACTCGTAACGATCCTAACTCACGAATACGTCAAGCAAGACGAAGGTGGAAATGCTAATGGCAAAAGGAGTACCACATTATTTTAGAGATGGCACTGTTCATAAAGGTGGCACTCATAAAATGCCTAATGGGAAAACTCACTCAGGCAAGACTCACGGCAAGACTTCAAAGCCTTTGTTTCATTTTAAAGACTTGTCAAAAACTGCACAGAAAAAAGCAAGGAGAACATAATGAAAATGCCAAAAAGAAATAATAAGAAACGATCCCCTATCAATACGGCCAGACCTAAAATTACTCCAAAAATGAGAGAAAAAATTAAAAAAATGGGGAGGAAAAAAAATAGAATGACCCCTATGAAGAAGAAATATTAATGGCAAAATCTGCAAACCCAACCAATAAAAAACTTTACAGCAGAGTAAAAGCAGAGGCTAAAAGAAAATTTAAAGTGTGGCCTTCTGCCTATGGGTCTGCTTGGTTAACAAGAGAGTATAAAAAAAGAGGCGGTAAGTATGCCTAAACCAAAAGGCGGTCTTACTAAATGGTTTAATGAAGAGTGGGTAGACGTTAAGACTGGTAAGCCTTGCGGCAGGAAGTCTGCCAAGGGCAAATCTAAACGTCCTTACCCTGCTTGCAGGCCAAAGAAAGTAGCCTCAAGAATATCTAAATCTGAAGCCAGAAAAAAAACAGGGCCAAAGAAAGTTAAATGGTCTGTCACTGCTAGTGGAAAGAAACGTAAATAAAATACTTATCGGGAGGATAATGAACCACATTGATAATAACTCAGAAAGCACAGGATCAACTAAACTATTTGTTAGGGGATGGAGAAGTTTTAGAAATAGGTTTAAGAGGTGGTGGGTGCAATGGCCTTATGATAACTTTAGAGAAAATGAACTCGACAGGTATTACCGAACTGAGCATTGGAAACAATACCAAGTTCGCAGATCAGATATCGCAGACCTATTTACAAGGCGGTAGTCTTGACTACGAGGATACAGGATTTTCTAAGACGTTTGTGGTTAACCCAAGTGAAGGTACAAGAAGATGCGGATGTGGTAACAGCATCGCTCTTCCAGAAATGTAATAACTTTAAGGTTTTTAGGAGATAAAGGATGAAAGAAAAATGGAAAGCATTACCAAAAAAAACAAAGATGTATATCATAGGTGGCGTAGCCGTGCTTATGTTAGCCTCTGCTATCTGGGGATAGCGTTAGGAGTCATAGGATGCGGGACGATCAAGAAGGCAGGAGTAGTAGCAACTGGAGCGGCAGTCGGTGCTACTGCGGGAACTGTACTAAGTGGGGGTGTGGCTGCACCGATAATGGGGAGCATGGCAACTGCTTTTGTGACAGATGTGGCGACCTCGACAATGGAGAATGTTGGTGGGAGGAATACTGATATGAATTGTGCACCTGATAACTTCTGGAGTTTGCTTGGCTCCCTCGCAGAAATGGGAGGTTGGTTGCTTATATTGGTGGTTATAATTCCAATGGTGTTAGGATGGTTTTTACCCGGACCTGTTAAACTAAAAGGCAGAGAACCTAAACATCCTAATCCACTTATGAGATGAAATATTTATGTATGTTATTTGGGGTGATGTATGCTTCAATAGCACAACCTGATATCTATGGATCAAGAGCAAGTTTTCTTTTGCACAATGATGTGCGTAACTGGATGAGTCTATCGTATCTATCTACTAATGTAGATGATGCGTGGCGTAGAAGAGTAGAGAACGCCCTTATCAATCAAGGTGACACACATATCTATATATATTCTCAGAATGGAGATGACGGTATCGGAAATGTTTTGCCTCAATCCGATTGGGAACTTAGGCTAGACCACCTTAACAGCAGAGGCTTGCGTCCTGTCATGTGGCTTATGGCTGATGACTCTCCTAACCTAGCCTCTAAACCTCTGTCCTATCATAAGTCTCATAACTCTGAGATGGTTAGCAGGTTTGATGACAAGGTGGATGGTTATGTTATTGGGCTAGAAGTAGATGAGTATTGGTCAGCGGCACAAGTTAGAGAGATGGTTACCGATCTAAAGACCAAGACAAATAAACCTGTTGGTGTACATCTTAGTCCGGGAATCAAGTTAGCATATCTTGAAAACGCTGATATAATATATCTACAAACTGGATTTAACTTAAATGAATCACAGTTTAGAGCAAAGGTAACTGAGGCTTTGTCTCTTGGTAAACCTGTGATAGTTTCAGAATATCATATGGATTCTTCCTCAACTGTTGCAAAAAGATATGGAGATATTGCGTGCGAAATGGGAGCCGTAGGTACTGGAAACGGAAGAAACGTAGAGTCATGTGGGCAACGCAAAGCCAAAAAAGAGAAGTGGTATCAGAAATACGGAACGGAGATTGTAGTAGGTGGAGTGGCTATGGCGACTCTCTATGCGGTGTCAAGGTACGACCTTCCTCTTACTATAAGAGCGACAGAAGAAACCTATCAGATTGGATTTCAGAATCCGATAGGGAATCATACGGTTGGGATTGAATACGGAAACATGAGGTCAATGGTTACATATGAATTCAGATTCTAAACAATTAGTAATAGTTGAGTGGCGTGACATTATACAGACAAGTGGATGGGAACCTCAAGAAGAAGTTGACTGTCCTGTTATTAGATCAGTAGGTTGGTTGATTCCCCAAGAAGACCCAAAGACTATAAAGATATGCAACAGTCTAACACCAGAAGACTTTGATAAAAACAAAGAAGAGAAAGAGTATGGCATCACTGCCTTCCCTAAAGGATGCGTCACTAGACTAGAGTTTCTTTCTTGTGAGGTTAGAAACATAATTGACTAAATCAATTCCTGCTTTCTCTCTGAATACATCTTCCCACAGTCTACCACTAGGTGCTTTTGTTCCAAGGTTTTCCCAACAGAACTTAGCAAACATTCTAGTCTTTTTCTTTTCCCATTCCTTCTCTAGTTCTGCCCCATCTCTATCAGGGTAGGCTACATTAGTCCACTTTGTTATTCTCTCTGCTTTTTTAATTTTACCGTATGCGGCTTTCTCTTGTAAGGATTTGCTTTCCTTAGGCTTCTTCCATTTCATCGCCTTCTAGAGTTGCGTTGTATGCTCCGTTGGGTAATGGCTCTTATACTATTGTAGTATCCTTCACCATCTAAACCTTCAAGCATAATTAATCCTCTCCACCATTGGTATTCAGTGTCCTTGCACCATGTCTCACGGTACTCAGGATGTGAATAACAACCTGCCGACAATCCAAATATCTTCTGACCATCAGGCCGTGTCTGTTCTGAGTGGTTGTATAGATGCGAGTGTCCTTGCACAGCAGAACAATGTAACTTAGACACAAGAGCATGACCTATATGTACTGAACTGATAGGTCTTCCTGCCACGCCAGACGTAAAGTAATGACTGAATGTTATTCCTTTAATCGTAACACTCTTTTTGAATGGCGTAACTTCCCACCCAAACTTCTCATACTGCAAGTCTGAAATGCCTATAGCACCATCTAGTTCAGGCGTAGAGTTCACCGCTCTATCTATCCTGTCCTCATGGTTGCCTAGTGTCATGTAGAACTTAGGCTTGTATCCTCGCGCTCTTTTAATGGGTGCAAATATCTTTTCTTGAGCGTCAATTACTGCCTCAATATCCTTCTTATATCTCTTACCCTCAAAGCCTTTAGTACCTTTGTCGTACATAGACAGGCTTGGCATATCAGCCATGTCACCAATACATACTACAATGTCTGGTCTAGACTGGACAATAAAATTACCTAAGTCAGTAAACCTTTTGTTATCATAATCTGGGTGAGCGTGTGGATCACCAATCACTAATAAGTTACTCATGTATCTGGCCCTCTGGTTTCTGGACTGAATTGATATATATTTGCTGATGGTAATTCTTCTTTAAATCTTTGTCTTATTTTTCCC